CAATATCAGGTAAAGGGTTTAAACTGTTTCCGTTTGCGATTTCTGCAAGTTTAAAAACGTTTTCATCATCCACGGCCCGGAATAACAACCCGCCTACAAACTTTGCTAGTTTGTCATTTCGTCCGCCTTCATCTCCAAAACCTACCGCGATAGTTTCGAATAAATCCGTTGTTTGGTTTTTCTCCCGGTATAGGCTTCTTTCTTTAAGGTCTTTCAAACCTTCCGATCTGTACCCGTGTGTTTCCTGGTAGGTCTTCTTCAGGGCTTGAATTAACTCTTTAGAAGGTGTTACCATTGTCCCACCTTCACTTGACTTTTCCAAATCCCATTCATATTGGCCCTTATCAGTCGCGGATGGTGCTACAAGTACATAATTGTTTTCATGTGCTTTTATATCCACCCCATGGAGAAACCCGATCATTTGACTGATTGGGGTATCTTCCCGTTTGAAGTAGAATAAATGCTTCCCACCGCTTGCGGTTTTGGCCTGTAAGGTTGGTTCAATCAGGTTTAAATACTTCCAGCGTTTGAGTGATTCAAAGCCGTTTTCTTTTCCGTGCTTGTCAATATCAATTACGAAAAAATTAGTAGTCTTTAAGGCTATGTTAGCGCTGGGGTGCTGGTCCCAAAAATCCGCTATTTCTTCCGCTGTCATTTTGGGCTTGTCCGCAAACTCTATCATAGGCCTTTTATTTTTAGGGTTGATAGGAATGACGGCAAAGCCCAACTTTTGATATTGTAAAGCGTAGTCTTTCATGCTAGCCATTCCTATTTACTCCTAAAAATTAGAATGGTAGATCATCTTCTTTTACTTCAACGGCGCTTGTGTTTGGTAGGCCTTCAGCTTCATCAAGATCATAATTGCGGTATGTTTTACCCTGGCTTTCTGTTTCAATGATTTCTAATGTATAGTAGGTTCCTACCGCTTTACGGTTAAGGGCTTCTTCAAGGGCCTTACCATCTTCAAAATCAGATTTAAGGGGCGCGTCATCCGCAAAGGCCAAAGCTTTTTGGAAGAACTTGATAGTACGCTGTACTGACCAGCCAATATCTTTACCGTTCCAGGTGTCAAGTGTTCCGAATGAAACATATTCAGTCCGGCCATCATAATCACCCCCGCGCAATTCAAAGCGGTATTGTAGGCTTTCCCATCCGCTTTTTGCTACGTTAAACTGTACGGATTTTAGAATAGCTTGGTATTTACCGGCTGGAATTGGTGCCGGACCGTTTGCGCTGTCCTTACGTGGGTCAAAACCTTCTTTTTTGATTGATTGTGCAATGTCTAGTAAACTCATTGTTTAATTCTCCTTTTATGTTTAAATTATTTGTTTAAATTATTTGTATAAAACTGTTGCAAACATACAGAAACCGAAACTTGTTTCAATGATTTCCGTTTTAATATCAACGATTTCTACTGTTATTGAAAGGTCGTTGATTTTATCTTCTAAAACTTCAAGATTTTCACGGGTTAGATCATGTTCAAAGATTGCTACTTTCATAAAATCCCCCTTTAGAAAAGATCATCTTCAGAAATATTTTCTTGTTTCTGTGGTTTGGTCGCCTTTGGTTTTTCTTCCTTGGCTTCTTCTTTTTTGGCCGGTGCCGGCTTGCTTGGTGCTTTTGCTGGTTCCAATGCCCCACGGATTGTTGACAAGATTTTCAAGATAGCCTTATCATCAACCTGATCCATGTAGTATTTCTTGCGTTTGCGTTCTACTTCCCTGTTGTAGTTATTGCCTACTTTTTCGGTGTGGATCATCAAATCAGAATTACCATTAATTAGGTTTACATACTTATCCTTTAGGCTTGGTTTATCCTTGGTAGCGTTGCCATTATCATCATATTCGGATACTTGCCGGCTGATATAAATGACATTCATAGGAAGGGCCTTCAGGTCAATTACCATTTCAGTGATTGCCTGATTGAAAAAGTCGTACCCTTTCCCATAAGGAATTTCTGACAAGGATTTCAAGCGGGGCTTTCCGGGCGGTGTCAATTCATCACAAACAGCAATCTTGATCATTTCAATTACATCATCAATAACATCTACTACCACGGTTTGGTAAGTGTGTTTTTGAGTTTGCAAAGCCAAAAGAATTTCACCAATTTGAGCAATAACACTTTTAGTAATTCGCCCTTGTTCATCCTTTTCATTCACAAGCTGGATTGAAGGGACGGTATTCGCTTCAGCGTTACCATCTGTATTTAAGACGATAGGCGCCGGGAACTCATTCGCAAGGTAGCTTTTCCCGGACATAGTTTCACCATAAAAGAAGAAATTTCGCGGGGTGTCCTTTGGGATCTGTGGTTTGTTTTCAGGTAACTTAAAAGCCATTTTATTCACCTTCCCCAAAAATCGCTTCAGCCAAACGGCGTTTTAAAAATTCGCCAAAGTCACCAAGGCCATCTGAATCATCTTTTTCGATTTCACGGATTTCATCCCCGTTAGNTGCTTCATAAGCTTCTGGAATCATTGTTAGGGCTTTATGAATTTCATCCGTATATTCTGCATGGTATGCAAGTGTGCCTTTACTTTGGTATTTAGCCAAAAATTTGCCTTCTTCTTTGTCACGGAATACATAATATTTAGTTGTTACTTTAGTCATTGTTTTGTTCCTCATTATCTTTCTTTTCTTCTTTTGTTGCGCGTTCCCCTAAAAGGAAACCTACCATAAAAATTAGTGTACTGAATACGATTGTTTCAATATTCATTTCTAACCATTCTTAAAATAAAATTCAATAACATTTACATCATGTTGTTGCCGGCTCCCTGTGATCCGCCAAAGGAGTTGCCTATAATCGTCATACTCCCCGGAGTCTTCACTTACCGGATCTAAAACCACAATGGTTTTATATTTGTGTTGTAAGCCGTCCACTCCTACGCCTAGGACTTGACTAGTAGCAACTACTACCTTGTTTTCTAGGCCCTCTTGTCGGTCACCGGTCCATATTCCTATGTTCGGGTGTCGGTCATGGATCACATTGACAACCTGTTTAGACTTGCTGACTATAAGCATATCTTCAGGAGTTCGATTTATTAAACCGTCCAGCGTGGTCAGTAGCGGGGTATCTTGGTTAATTGGTTTTAACCTTGGAAAGTCAATTTCTACCCCGGTTTGTTGTAAGTAGCGTTCAAAGGTAGCCCGCCCAAAGGATTGTTTAGCTATAGCGGTCTTTCCGTCAACTGTTACTAGATTCAACTTTCTAAATTTCTTTAAAAGTTCCGGATTTCCGACTTTTAAAGTGTTCTTATAAAAGCGGATCTTGAAGCCGTTGTTTTCCGTTGCTTGCTCAATCTTTTCGATTTCTTCCCAGCGGAAGAAGTTAGGGAGATTATTAACATAGCTTTCATAATTTTTAAAATCTTTCCATTTCTCTTTAGAGTAAGAAAACGGATCGTAAACCATTTGACCATGTGTTTTCTGCCAATCAAATTTATTGTTTGGATCAGCGCGCCCAAAGATTGTTTTTTCAAGCGGGTAAAAATTCAAGCCTTTTTTCCGGATTGGGGTAGCGGATAGCCCTATAGTGTATTTACGCTTTATTTTGCGATATAAGCCCCTTGATTTGTCACTGCTCATATTCTGCCANNNNGATAATTTCAAAATCGCAATCATCCGAATAATTGAACTTTTGAACCGTGTCTTTCCAACCCTCAAGAATGGATAAGCAGTTATTTAAGATTAAGACTTTCTTAGCTTTCTTGTGTTTGCATATTTCCAAGGCGCAAATTGTTTTCCCGCGCCCCCCAAGTGCTTCAAGAAAGATCCCGTTGGTTAGTCTATCACTACGCTTAACGGCTTCTTTTTGCCATTTTTTAAGCTTTATTACTATTCTCTAATACCGCCTTTCCAATATCTGAAATAACTTCTTCAATGTCATTTCTCACGGCCCAAAACAATCCCAAACGGGCGGAAGCCCTGGCGTCTTGGTGGTGACTTTTTTCAAATTTCCATAAGTTAAGGGCTTTTAGAAGTTCATTTGGTATGTCCGACTGATAGCCGGCGTTACGTTGTAAAATAGCGTCCGGGAAAAATAACTGAAAGTAAGCGATAGTTTCTAAAACTGAATTATCTTTTGACAAGTCATTATCACGCGCTTCAAATTTTTCAATTATTACCACGTCCGGGGTTAATTCATAACCTATTTCATCGAACCACTGTTTAATATGTGGTAGCCCTTTAGGTACTACCCAATGATTTATTAAACGGGCATTATTAAGGTAGGCAATTCCTGAAGTGCTGTCTTTGGCCTTATTTGAAGAAGGGTCAATAGTTAAAATTTTCATTTTATCGAATCCTTAAACTGCGATTTTCCTGAAGGCTTGCGCCTTTCACTTTTTTACCTTCTTTCAAAAGGTCATACAATCCCTTTTTGTCAGGGGCTTCAGTTACCTTTTTCACCCAATATTTTTTAGGTAGGCTTGCTTCATCCACAATGACACTAGCTTTTGAGTTCTGGACTGAAATAGTGAATAGTTCACCTTTGATTTTAGTTTTTTCGGTGATTTCCATTGAAGCCTGAAGGTCACGCTTTAAGCGTTCAATTTTCTTGTCAGTGCTTTCTTTTTTCTTTTTGAAGCGTTCTTCTTCATCCTTATAAACCTTTTTATCAGCTTCAAGGTTGCGGATCAATTTAGCGTAATTTTCCGCCTTTGCTTCAATTTCTTCATCAAGTCCCAGGCTTTCAATCGTATCTAGTTTGGTTTCATCATCAATTTCTAAATTGTAAATGTCTAAATACTGGCCTGTTAATTCGTATAAAGTAGCCATCTTTTATTCCTTTCTTTTAAAGAACTTCAGCCATTCCCCAATCGTTATCAGAAATAGAAGCTTTTCTTAATAACGCCATTTGGCTGTTATATTCTTCAATAACTCTCTGATCGTGTGCCTTAATTTCATCTTCCCAAAGGGCTTGTAATTCGGCTACTTTTTTAGCTTGGTTCTTTTTGCGTTCCGCTTTCCGGTAATCTCTCACGGCTGTTATAAAACCGGCTGTGAAAGAAAATCCGGCAACTAGTAGCACCCCGGCCACTTGACTGGTCAAACTTGGTTCTAACATTTTTCAATTTCCTTTTCTTGTTCTAAAATCTCATATACGTCCTTCAGGTCGTACATTTTTTCACGTCCTTGCTTCCTGAATTTTAGCCCCCGGCGTCTTAATTTCTTAATGTAACCGTGGTCGAAGCCAAACCTTTTACAAAGATCCTTTTGGTTGATTGGTAGTCGTTCCGCTTCCAATTCCTTTCTTGCTTCTTCTTTTGCAAACTGAAGCAATTCTTTAATAGCCATCTTTGCTATCTCATCATTCAGCAAAGGCGGTAAACTTATATTTTCCATCCTTCACCCCCTCAACTATGCGGGCAAGCTTAGTTGTGTTATAATGTAAGTAGTTAAAATTTCTGAAGCGTTCAATTTTTATTGGACGCTTTTTTGTGTGTTAGTCGATATTGTAATCAGCTATCACTTGCAAAATAAACTTATTCGCTTTCGGGCCACGGGTTGAACCGCTTAAAATGTTTGTTACTTCCTGGCGGTCCCGCCCATATACTGAAGCCAAATCGCTTTTTTTGATATTGTTTGCTTCTAGGAATGCAACTACTTTTTTTCGTCCTACGTCAATATCTGGCATATATTCTTGTCCTTTCTTTATTTATTTTGTAAGAAGAAAACAACTAAAATTTCAACTATTTTTTTGTGTTATCTCTTGACTTATTTTATACGTTTGTGTAAAATGAAGGCATAATAAAAACATTGATATTAACAATAAAACCGGTTCGCCAAAACTTAATTTATTGTTTATCTTTTTAGTTGTTTTTTTAGTTGTTTCTCACTTACAAAAACTATTTTATACTTTCGTGTAAAATTTGTCAAGCGTTTTTACACGAAAATGTAAATATTTTTTGTCAATCCTTCAGAAAGGTTGATAAATCAATGTTCGAGACATTCGAAAAAATAAAAATGTTAGCTAAAAAACAAGGAATTAGCTTGCAAAAGATTGCCGAAGATCTAGGTTTTAGTACAAACTACCTTTATAGTTTAAAAAATAAAAAAGCACCTTCAGCAGAACACATAGCAAAAATAGCCGATTATTTCGGTGTTTCAACTGATTACTTATTAGGGCGTTCGGAAAACCTTAATCATGCTTCTAGTGATCAATTAGATAAAACCCCGACTATTAACGTAGAAGAAATTTCTAACAGCGTCATGCTTTTCAGTGGTCGGGAATTAACTGAAGAAAAGAAAAAAATCATTCAATCCATAATAGAAGCCTATTTAAAGGAAACGAATGATTAGAGGTATTAAGCCTTGACTGAAAAAGAAATTTTGAAAGATCATGATATTACTATACATACTTTTGACGGTGATCTATTGCCGGATGAAGTTGGTTTTTATGATCCTATCACTAAAACAGCCTTTATTTCTGATAAATTAAACAAAAAGGAAAGAATAAAGGTATTGCTTCACGAATTAGGTCACCTGGACCATACTACGGCGGAATATACTAATGCTAGGGTACGCTGTGAGAATGAAGCAAACAGGAATATGATCCACCACTTATTGAAAGACGCCCTTTCACAATTAGAAAATAAGGCGGATTTTAATTATATAAAATTTATGGAGTTTTACCATCTAACCACGGTTACGGATGAAATCATGGTAAAGGAAGAATATAAAGCCTTGATTTAAGAAAGGAATTAAAAAAGTGAAAATTGGAGTTAGAACACCCAGTCTAAAAAAGAGTTTTAAGGCTAGGACAACCGGAAGATTAAATAGAACTTTGAAAAAATCAGTAAACCCTTTTTACGGAAAAAAAGGAATGGGCTATATTAAAAATCCTGAAAAGGCTATTTATAATAAGATTTACCATAAAGTAACGGTTGACCCTTTAAAACCATTGAAGAATGGAAGTCGTAATAATACCAAGCGAACGGCGCCGGAATCCGAAATGGTAGGGTACAGCTTTTATAAAATAGAAACTAAAGAATATAATTGCAATAAATTAATATACATTCTTTTAGCTGTATTTTTAGGAGTTTTTGGGGCGCACTATTTCTATTCAGGCCAAAAGAAAAAAGGCTTTCTCTCCCTGTTCTTCTTTTGGACCGTAGTGCCTTTCTTTGTTGGTCTATATTGCGCTTTAACTGCGTTGTTTTTAAAAACCGATTCAAGCGGTAATATAAAGATAATTGATAAGAAAAAGGTAAAAACTGATCAACTTTCAAAAGCAAGTGAAGCAATGAAACAAATAGAGAAATATTCTGTTCCGTTAACGACTACTGCGGATCTTGAAACTTATTCGGATTCATTAAAAAATACTTTAGACCATCTTTCTGAATTGGTGATATTGTGTGAAAACTTCCCCCAAAATGAATCTATTGTGACTTTGGCTGAATCTATTGAAGGGATGTACGACGGTTTAAAAATCGAAGAACAGAATTTTATCAAGCGTTATTATTCAGATCAAC